GTTTTATATCTCAAATGCAAAGCCAAACGGGTGTGCTAGATGATCAACTACGCCCAGCCTTTGCACAGTTAGCATCTGTTACTGGCTCAGTAGCCAAAACTGAAAAGTTGCTGGGTCTTGCTTTTGATGTTTCTAGTGGCAGCGGCTTAGATTACGCCTCAACTATTGACATATTAAGTCAGGCTTACGTAGGCAATACAAAAGGTTTAAGGCAGCTTAATTTAGGGCTTACACAGGCCGAGATTAAAGCTATGTCTTTTGATGATGTTATAGCTTTACTTAATGAGCGCTTTGCAGGATCAGGTAAGGCAGCTCTTAATACTTACGCAGGGCAGATGTCTTTATTGGCAGCTGCCTCATCTAATGCCTCAGAGGTTATTGGCGTAAGCCTATTAGGCGCTATTGACTCTTTAACAGGTAGTGACGGCATAGCTAACGTAGGCACAGATATAGAAAACGCCGCTAAGTCTTTAGCTAATTTTATAGACAGCGTTGTATATCTTAAAGAGCAAATAGGTAGCATCCCAGGGGCAGGCATAGTAAAAGGCGCTTTTGGTTTAGTAGGTAACGTACTAGGTCGCTTTAGCCCACAACGTGCAGCTGAGCTGCTAAAAGAGATTAAAGGCCCACAGCCCTTTAGCCAGCCAATGACTTTAGCTAATCAAGATACAGGCAGGGCTAATGCTGCAGCCTCAAAAGCGGCAGAGTTAGCAGCTATTAAACGTAATAAAGAGCTTGCTGCTTTGGCTAAGTCTCAGGCTAAAAGCGCTGCAGCTACTCTTAAATCTAAACAAGAGCAGGCCAAACTAGATAAAGCAATAGCCGCAGGGCAACTGGCTTTAACTAAAGGCACAGATGTTTTTGATATGGATAAAATACAACTTAATGCAGCCCTAATTGGCCAAGCCGAGGCGCTAGGCAAGGCTACTACAGGCTCACAAATACTAGCTATAGCCAATGATGTACAACGCCTAAAAGTTAAGCAGGATATAAACGCCCTAGAGGATGCCATAGCCTCAAAAGATGAAGCAGCTATTCTAAAAGCTACAGCCAAACTAAACGAGGACTTAAAGATACTTAACGTTTTACAACGCCAAGATGTAAAGCTGCTAGACATAAACAGGGTTTTGGCTAGTATGAAGTCAACTGATCTCATAAACCTGGCTAACCTTCAAGCTGCGCTTGACCTGCTAGCAAAGTTCAAGTTTCCTACGCTTACTATCCCAGGCGTAACTATGCCAGGGGCAGGCGGCGGCGGCGGCGGCGGTGGTAATCCGTTTGTGGGACAGCCAATATTAGATAAATTAACAGGTAATGAGTCAATAGAGGCTATTATAGAGTTTTCCGAAGCTGTTACATCTTTAGCTACTGTAATGGCAGATGTTTTAGATGCACAGAATTACGCAGACTTTTTATCCTTAGTAGAGTTCCAAAACAAACTAGGAGACTTTGGCGGCTACAGCGCCAATATGAATACAGGCGCAGGCTACGGCGCAGGTAGGGTAATTGTAGAAATTAACGATAATACAAGTGGCCTTATTGAGGTAGTACAAACGGCAGTACAAGAAAATAACAGGTTTGGTAATAACCTTGATTATGCTGGGGCAATATGACCGTACCTGTAATTAACGCGGTTATTAACTTTAGTACTGGCCCTAGCTTTGCTCAGGCTATGATTTTAGATAGCGGTTTATTAGATACTAACGTGCTTGCAGATAGTGCCAGCGTAATTGTGGACGTATCGAATCAAGTAAATAGCATAGAGACTAAGCGCGGACGTAACGCACAAGCTGACCAATTCCAAACGGGCACCCTTACTATGCGTATTGTTGACCAAAACGGAGACTTTAACCCGCAAAACCCGACAGGGCCGTATTTTAATTTGCTTACGCCTATGCGTAAAGTACAGATTACAGCTACCTACAGCGCTGTTACTTACCCTATCTTTTCAGGCTTTATTACTAGTTACCAAACGAGTACACCTAAAAATGCTACCGATGTAGTTTATACAACTATTACGGCTGTAGATGCCTTTAGGCTGGCACAAAACGCACAGATCAGTACAGTAGCGGGTACATCAGCGGGTCAGCTTAGCGGTGCAAGAATTAACGCCTTGTTAGATGCTATTGACTGGCCTGCCTCTATGCGTGACGTAGATGCAGGCTTAACTACTATGCAGGCAGACCCAGGCACAGCCCGCACAAGCCTTGCAGCTATGCAGACTGTAGAGATTAGCGAGTACGGCGCTTTGTATGTAGATGCCGCTGGCTCGTTTGTCTTTCAAGATAGAGCTGTTACAGCTGGCAGTACAGGGGCTACGCCTACAGTATTTAACGATAACGGCACAGATATTAGCTACTTTAATGCGGTGTGGCGCCTTGACGATACTCTAGTTTATAACTCTGCCAGCATTACCCGTACAGGTGGTACGGCCCAAACGGCTATAAATCAGCCCAGCATAGATAAGTACTTTGTCCATAGCTACAACCAGCAAAACCTGCTAATGCAAACCGATGCGGTGGCCCTGGATTATGCTCAAGCATACGTTGCATCTAGAGCTGAAACTTCTATCCGCTGCGATGCTATTCAACTAGACCTTTATACCGATAATTACAATACGGGCATTATTGCAGCGCTTAGCCTCGATTATTTTGACCCTGTAACTATTACGACTAATCAGCCTGGTGGCTCAACTCTAACTAAGACTTTGCAGGTGTTTGGCGTTGCTATGAGCATTACGCCTAACAGCTGGAAAACAACACTTACCACTTTAGAGCCAATTATTGACGGCTTTATATTAGACTCAGCGATATACGGCCTGCTTGACAGCGGCGTATTGAGCTATTAAGGAGTAAAAAAATGTCAACAAAACAGACGTTTACAACAGGGCAGGTATTAACGGCTGCACAGATGACAACTTTGCAGGCGGCTGCTTTTCAAGAATCTAGTTACAGCGCCAAAACTGCCGCATATACTTTTGTATCAGGTGATGAAGGCAATATATTTTCAATGAATAATGCTGCAACGCAGCAATTTAATATACCTACAGATGCTACTTTCAACTTTGCAGTAGGTACTGAAATAAATGTATTTTGGATCACAGGCGCAGGTCAACCAACTATAGGTGCTGTAACGCCAGGCACTACAACTGTAATATCAACAGGTGCTACAAGTGCTACTCCTAAGTTAAGAGCAGCTAACAGCGGCGCAACCTGCAAAAAATTGGCTGCTAATTCTTGGATAGTGTTTGGAGACATTGCATAATGACACCAATGCTTGGAATTATGGCCAGTGGCATTAGTGGACATCTTGCTATGGTGGCAACTGGTGGAACAACAGTAACGAGTGGTGGTTTTAAATATCACACTTTTACATCAAGTGGGTCTTTTGTTGTTAGTGCAGGCGGTAACGCAGAGATTTTAGTAATTGCTGGCGGTGGCGGTGGCGGCGGTGGTACTAATTCTTCAGCAAAAGGTGCTGGTGGCGGTGCTGGTGGCCTTATTTATAAAGCAGGTCAAAGTTTCACGCCAGCCACTTACACGGTAACAGTAGGTGCTGGTGGTGCAGGAGCAACTGGAAGTTCAGGTGCATCTGTAGCTGCTGCTGGTACTGCATCTAGTATTAACTCAATTAGTGCTGCAGGCGGTGGCGGCGGTGGTGATTATTGGACCGCAAATGGTAGAGATGGCGGCTCAGGCGGCGGCGGTGGTACTTCTACTAGCGTAGGTTTGGGTGGTGCAGGTAATACTCCTAGCGTTTCGCCAGTGCAAGGATTTGCAGGCGGTAGTTCATCTGCATTAGCAGGTGCGACAACTTGCGCAGGCGGTGGCGGCGGCGGCGCCGCAGGTACAGGTGGCACGGCAATAACAGGTGTTGCTGGAAGTGGTGGCGCTGCTGAGACAAGTTATTCAACCTGGGCTAGTGCAACTTCAACTGGTGTTTCAGGTAATTACGCAGGTGGTGGTTCAGGTGGTGGTGGCACTTCTGTTGGTACAACTACAGGCGGTGGCGGATTAGGTGGCCTTCCAGCAAATATAGGATCTAATGGAACAGCCAACACAGGCGGTGGTGCAGGCGGTGGATCTGCTACTTCGGCAGATAAAACTGGCGGCACTGGCGGTTCAGGAATAGTTATTGTGAGGTATCCAATATGAGCCATTGGGCGGAAATTGACGCAGACAACAAAGTAATCCGCGTACTTGTTGGAGATAATTTACTACCTGATGAAGGTTTATCGTTTATGCAATCATTGGGCGGCACTTGGATTAAAACAAGTTACAATAACAACATTAGATTTAATTATGCAGCTATCGGTCACACATACGATGAAGTGCGAGATGCGTTTATTGCACCTAAATGCCACAATGAAGCGGTCTTAGATGAACTAACTTGCAAATGGAATTGCGCTAATGCAGAACACAATGCTGCTATCGTATAACGGTTGGCCAGCATCTAAGGATCAGGCTGAGATAGGCGTAAAGCCTTTCAAGGTTGAGGGCACAAACCTTAAAATCCGCTGCGCTGAAAAGGTAGCGCCGTTGCTTATTAACTTTGCGAAAGAGTTTAACGAGCTAATAGAGCCAATAGAAGGCGGCACGTTTGACGATTGGGGCTACGCCTACAGAGACGTAAGAGGTGTGGTAGGTAAACTCAGTAACCACGCTAGCGGCACGGCCATAGACCTAAACGCTACAAAACACCCGTTAGGCAAGGTAGGCACTT